TAAAAAATAATGATGATGTCTATAAGAGAGTAGATATGTTTAATGATGAAACTATTTCGTTAACATCTAAAATACAAGATGTAAGAGATATACAAAAAGTATTTACTGATTTTAGCCAAACATTTACATTACCTGCTTCTAAAACTAACAACAAACTATTTCAACACTGGTATAATTACAATATTGATAATGGTTTTGATGCAAGAAGCAGAAAAGACGCTGTAATGGAATTAGACTTTTCTCCATTTAGAAGAGGCAAGATTTCTCTTAATAATGTTAAGATGAAAGACAATAAACCTTTTTCCTATGAAGTTATTTTTTATGGCAATACCATAAACTTAAAAGATTTGCTTGGAGATGATGAATTAAGTACTCTTGGTCAACTAGATGATTATACACATGATTACACAAGTTCTAATGTTAAGAATGGATTACAAACAGGATTATCTTCTGGTAAAATAATATATCCTTTAATATCACACACAAAAAGATTTTATTATGATTCAGCTCAATCTAGCCCTAATTATAGTGGTAATTTATATTACAACACATCACAAAACGGTATTGGTTTAGAGTTTGATGATTTAAAGCCTGCTGTTAAATGCTTAACTATAATAGAAGCTATAGAAGATAAATATACTACATCTAACGGATACTCTTCTAATGTGGTGTTTACTAGAGATTTCTTTAGCTCAACTGAATTTAGTAATCTATTTCTTTGGTTAAGTAGAAATAAAGGAGCAATAGGAGGAGACGAAAATCAAGAAGAAACATTAAGTCGTATATGTGGCTCATGGGGATATTCTTCTGGTGACTTAGGTTTTAACATAACTGGAGATACTTGGACTGTATCAACTTCAGGACATACAAGACGTTATGATGCACAATTAACAATAACTACAACAGGTGCAGACCAAACTAAACCTTATAGCGTAAAAGCTATAGATTATGTTACTGGAAATACACTAGGACAATTAGCTTTAGGTGCAGGAGCTTCAAGAGATTTTACTGTTCAATTAATATCAACATTTGAATTAGTTAATTATCAAATTAAATGGATTGTTGAATCTAATGAAACCTTGTCTTTTACTCCTACATTAAACATGACAGAGTATATACTTAATCCAATAACACAAACTCCTACAGGCACAAACACTGCTGTATTTAACATAGGAGGAACTGGAGCAAGTATATCTACAACAAGTGAAATCATAATAACAGACAATGTGCCTAAAATTAAAACTATTGATTTTCTTACAGGGTTATTTAAGATGTTTAATTTAACAGCATACTACATTGATGATGTGGCTGATGCAGACTTTGGTAAAATATATGTAGATACTTTAGACAACTTTTATTTAGATGCAGTAAACAATCCATCTGAAGGTAGTTATGATATAACAAAACATATAGACACAAAAGAATTGACTATAGATAGGGCTTTTGAATTTAATCAAATTAATTTTCAGTATGAAAAACCGTCTACTTTATTATCTATAAATCATTTAGAACAATTTAATGAGACCTTTGGTAATGAAGAAGTCAGACCTACATTTGTTGATAGAGGTACTAAATACGAAGTTAAAGTACCTTTTGAACACATGAAGTTTGAAAGAATAATTGATACTAATCAAACAGGAACAAGCCCTTATTCAGCAATCACATCTCCTTCACCATACATAACAGATATTCTTTGTGGTTATTCAGCAGATGGAGACTTTGAATCTAAAACAGACGTAACTCCAAACACTGGTAATTATTCTCCAGTATTAACTAAGCCTTTAGTTTTTTATGCTATACAAAAAACTGGATTATCTTCTGGAACAGGAATTAAATGGATTTCAGATGGCACTCCTGTAGAAATAACACAATATTATAGACCTTCTAACACTAATGAAGATGGCACAACATCAACTGCGGCTTCTTTCACAATTAATTTTGATGATGAAATAGATGAATGGAATTTAACCAATTATGATGGAGGCACTAACTCTTTGTTTAAAAAGTTTTATGCTAATTATATTAACGGAATCTTTGAAGAAAAGAAAAGAATATATAAGTTAAAAGGATACTTGCCAACAGATATATTAGTTAATTATAGATTAAATGATGAGCTTGTGATACAAGATAGAACATTTACGATTAATTCTATAAGCACAAACTTTAAAACTGAAGTAAGTCAATTAGAATTACTAAACAAATTATAACTATGATAAAAGATATACTTGATTTATTAAATGCTTCTGATTGGTACGGAGCTGGTGAAAATGTAGAAATAGCAAAAGGTAAATATGCAGGAGTAAAAGATTTTGTACAAATGAACGAACAACTTAAAAGATTAAGATATGGCAAGTAAAAAGATACTAGTAACGGTACAGGTATCAGCAGGAGCAGCTCCAGCAGAAGTTAAAAAGGTAGAAGATGCTTTAGGCAAATTAAGTACTGCTCAAGTAAAGGTAAATAAAGCTACAGAAAAAGGTAGAGCTCAATCAGGTTTAAATAACGCTATACTCTTAGAAACTGGTCGTTTAGCATCAGATGCATCTTTTGGATTTACGGCAATCGCAAACAACTTGTCGCAAGTAATTTCATTATTTCAATCTTTTGCTAGAACCAATGGAGGATTTGTAAAGTCAATGGGTATGCTCTTAAAAAGTTTATGGGGAGCAGGAGGTTTTTTAATAGCAGTACAATTATTAATATCTTATGGAGCAGATATTATTGCTTTCTTTAAAGGTTCTGCAACTGCTGCTGAAGAAGAAGCAGAAGCAATAAAAAAATTAAATGAAGAAATAGCAGAAAACATTAAATTAAGAAATAGACAACTTAGACAACTTAGACAATCATTAGGTTTAGTAACTAAAGTAGGTATGGATGCTTTAGGTAATTTAACTAAAGAAATAAGTGCTACTCAAGAAGACTTAATGGAAATTGCTGATAGATTTGACGAGGTAGGTATATCTAACACTAAACTTCTAAGAGACGAAGAAATATCTTTAGAAAATAGAGTTAAAATAGCTCAAGAAATGTTTGATATATTTGAGGCAGAAACAAGATTAATTCAATTAAGAAAAGATGAAACAGAAGCTTTACAAAGGGGTGACTTAGACAGGGTAAAAACGCTAAGAGCTCAAATAAGAGAAAGCCAAAGAGAAATACTAGAATCTAACAAACAAATAGAAAAACTATCAGAAGCTCCTATTGGATTTAGAGATAAGGTAAAAAGTGCATCAGATGAATTAAAAATTGAATTTGAAGAACTTTTTGAATATCTACAAGGCAGAGCTAAAGATTCTGATTTTATATTAGAAAAAATGTTAGAAGGTTGGAGTATAAGGCAAATAAATGCATCATTAGAAGCATCTAAAGCATTGAAGGGTGCTGGAGATGTCGGGATAAAAGCCTTAGCAGACTTAGTGAAAGCAGACGATAAGTATGCTAAAAATAAAGAAGATAATTCTAAAGCAATCAAAAAGCTTAATGAAATAGAAAGAACCAATAGAAACAAACAACTAAAAGAAATAGCAACTAACTTAAATCAAGCAGCAAGTTTATTTGGTGAAAACACATCAGGAAATAAAACAATGAAAATAGCGTCAGCAATTATAAATACTTATGCAGGTGCTAATGAAGCTTTAGCTGGTCCAGTTCCGTTAAACTTTATTAATGCTGCAGCAGTTATTGCAGCAGGACTTGCTAATGTACAAAAAATAAAATCAGTAAAAGTTCCTAATGAAAGAGGTTCTGCAAGTACTCCAACCCCTACGCAAATAGAAGCTCCTGACTTTAATGTAGTAGGTGCTGGAGGAGTAAGTCAATTAGCAACCACATTAGCAGGTGTAACAGGACAACCATTAAAAGCATTTGTTGTTAGTAAAGAAATAACATCAGCTCAAGAATTAGAAAGAAATATTACAAACACCGCATCAGTCGGTTAATTATTAAAATAAATTCAATATGAAAATAGTAGAATTACTTATAGACGAAGAACAATTATTATCAGGCATAGAGGCTATATCTATAGTTGATGAGCCTGCAATAGAAGAAAACTTTATTGCATTATCTAAACAACACGAAATAAAACTTGCTGAAGTTAACAAAGAAAAGAAAATATTAATGGGTGCGGCTTTAGTTCCCAACAAAAACATATATAGAAGAAATGGTGAAGATGAGTATTATATATTCTTTAGTGAAGATACAGTAAGACAAGCCTCACAATTATTCTTAATGAGAGGAAATCAAAACAAATCTACATTAGAACATCAAGCTGAATTACATGGTTTATCTGTAGTTGAATCTTGGATTATAGAAGATGACGTACATGATAAGTCAAGAAAGTACGGTATGGATTTGCCTATTGGCACTTGGATGGTATCTATGAAAGTTAATAATGATAAGGTTTGGAACGACTATATAAAGACAGGATTGGTCAAAGGTTTTTCTATAGAAGGTTATTTCACTGATAAAATTGCCATGAGTAGAATAGAAGAAATACACAATGAAGAAGAAGCTACAGAAATATTATTAGAGATTGCTAATTCAATACTAGATAATAAGTATGAATTTAAAACTTATAGTGATTATGGAAGTGGTGTTAGAAATAATGCTAAAAGAGGCATTGAACTAAACAAAAAAGTAAATAATAAATGTGCCACAAGCGTAGGAAAAATAAGAGCTCAGCAATTATCAAGAGGTGAGAAATTGAGTGTATCAACAATTAAGAGGATGTATTCTTATTTAAGTCGAGCAGAGACATATTATGATGCTGGAGACAGTAAAGCTTGTGGAACTATATCTTATTTACTATGGGGAGGCAAAGCAGGATTAAATTGGTCAAGAGGCAAACTAAGAGAACTTGGTGAATTAAAAATGGCATCTATGGTTGTAGATAAAGACCATGCAATTATAAATGATAGATTAGCATATTCAACTAGAGAAATGGCTGAAAAAATGGCTGAAGATTTAGATTGTAAAGGAATACACGAACACGAGCTTGAAGGTAAGACTTGGTATATGCCTTGTGAACAACATAAACTAGCAGAAGTCGGTAAAGATGGTGTTATAAGAAAAAGCCCTAAAGCACCTAAATCTGATACGCCTAACAAAAACCCTAAAGGTAAAGGAACGGCAAAAGGAGATGCTTCTGGCAAAAGAGGTGCTAAAGTATCTGCAAAAGACAGAGCTTCATTACAAAAGAAAGCAGATGATTTTAATAAAAGATATAAGGAAAAGTTAGGTTATGGTATAACTGTTGGTATGCTAGCCTCAGTATTTCAAAGAGGTCTTGGAGCATACAATACAAGTCATTCACCAAACGTAAAATCACCTTCACAGTGGGCACACGCCAGAGTTAACGCTTTTATGTACCTAGTAAGAAACGGAAGACCAGAAAATGCTAAGTACACAACTGATTACGATTTGCTACCAACTAAACATCCTAAAAGCAGTAAGAAATGAAAAAAACAAATGAAACTGTAGGAAACGCTGTTCCAAGTGGTAGTAGAAGAGGTTGTATGTGTAAAGACGGCACATATTCAAGAAAGTGTTGTGATGGTACTTTAAGAAGTCAAGGCGTTGGAAGAATAAGAGCTATAGCACCAAAATCTAATATGTATAGAGTTGAGTTTTGTTCGGATGGTCACAAACATAATGTTTGGTCGGATACAATATCTTTAGTTGTTGGAAATGTTTATCATTTAACATTAAAAAATAATCATCATACAGGATGTTATACTGTATTGAGAACAACAACAGAAGTTGGATTAGAAATTGAATCTATTACTCTATATGATGATTGTACGGCTTGTATTGCTGCAAACTAAAAATCTAACAACCTTTTTACATACAGTTATTTAAGTAAGATAAATTAATTTATAAATCGAAATTTATGGAAAACACTAAAGCTACATCAATTTTGAACGACATCATGGAAAAACTATCATTAGTTAAAAAGGATGAAGTAAAAGAAGTTGAGGTGAATCAAGAAGTAAATCTTTCGGAAGAAGTTAAAGAAGAAGAAAAACTATCTCAAGAACTTACTGAACTTGCTTGTCAAGAAGAAGAAGTAAAAGAGGAGTTGTCTTCTGAAGAAGTTGTTTCTGAAGAGTTACAAGAGGAAGTTCCTGTAATGGAGGAAGCCTCTGAAGAAATTGAGATGGATGAAACAAAATACGTTGGAAGAGACGAATTTGATTCTAAAATCTCTGAACTAAAGAAAATGATTGAAGAAATGAAATTGGGTTACAATGAAGAAAAACTATCTATGGAAAAAGAAATAGAGAAGTTATCTGCTGAACCAGCTTCAGAACCAATATCACACAACCCTGAAGGGGAAGTAAAACAAAACTTTAAATCTTTTGGTCAAAACAGAGTTATGAACACTAGAGATAGGGTAATGAACAGAATTGCTAATTTAAAATAAACTAAAAACTAAAATTAATTAAAAAATGGCTACTACTACATCAATTACAAGTACTTATGCTGGCGAATTTGCAGGCAAGTACATTTCTGCTGCTTTATTATCAGGTGTTACACTTGATAGAGGTGGTATTGAAATCAAACCAAATGTAAAGTTCAAAGAGGTAATCAAGAAAATTGCTACTGATGCTAACGTAATCAAAGACGCAACTTGTGATTTCACTGATACTGCAACTATTACATTAACTGAAAGAATCCTTCAACCAGAAGAATTCCAAGTAAACCTAGAGCTTTGTAAGAAAGACTTTAGAAGTGACTGGGAAGCTGTACAAATGGGATACTCTGCTTTTGACAACCTACCTCCAAAATTCTCTGACTACTTAATTGGTCACGTTTCTGGATTAGTTGCTGAAAAAACAGAAAACAACATTTGGAAAGGTGTTAACGGAAACGCTGGTGAATTCGATGGATTTACAACTTTATTAGCTGCTGATGGTGACGTTATTGACGTTGCTGCTGCGACTGTAACATCTTCAAACGTTATTGCTCAACTAGGAGCTATCGTTGATGCTATTCCTTCTTCACTATATGGAAAAGAAGATTTATTTATCTATGTATCTCAAAACATTGCTAGAGCTTATGTAAGAGCACTAGGAGGATTTGGAATCTTAGAAAATGCTGCTGGTACTGAAAACGTATCTAGCATTGGAGCAAACGGTGTATCTAATCAAGGTACTATGTGGTGGCAAAATGGAGCATTATCTTTTGATGGTGTAAAATTATTTGTTGCTAACGGTCTTGCTGACAACAGAGCTGTTGCTGCTCAAAAATCTAACTTATTCTTCGGAACAGGTCTTTTATCTGACCACAACGAAGTTAAGTTAATCGATATGGCTGACCTAGATGGTTCTCAAAACGTAAGAGTTGTTATGAGATTTACTGCTGGAGTTCAGTACGGAATAGGGTCTGACATTGTACTATATTCTTAATAAATTAAATTAACCAAAAATTAGGGTAGGTGGGTTAATGCCTACTTACCCTTTTTTTATAAAAAATAATAAACTATGGCTTGTGGACTAAATATAGGTAGAAAAGAACCTTGTAAAGATGTAGTTGGTGGTATAAAAAATATATATTTTGTTGACTTTGGTGATTTGGGAACTGTTAGTGAAACAGAGGACGAAGTTACTAATATGACAGGAGACAGCAGTAACGATTTAACAGCATATAAGTATGAAGTTAAAGGAAACTCATCTTTTGAACAAAATATTACATCATCAAGAGAAAATGGAACTACATTCTTTGAACAAACATTAAATTTAACACTACATAAACTTTCTAAAGAAGACAATAAAGAATTAAAATTGTTAGCTTACGGAAGACCTCATGTTGCTGTTGAAGATTATAATGGAAATGTATTTTTAATGGGATTAGAGCATGGAGCTGATGTTTCTGGCGGAACAGTTGTTACTGGAGCTGCTATGGGAGATTTAAGCGGATATACTTTAACTTTAAGTGGCATGGAAAGAAAACCAGCTAACTTCATGAATGTTGATAGCACTTCTGCTACATTCCCATTCAGTGAATTTGCTGGATTATCTGGAACCGTAACTATTACAGAAGGTACTAATTCATAATAACTAAATTTAATTAGGTTAAATTAAGGGATGCTTCGGTATCCCTTTTTTTATGAAAACAAATTAGTAATTATTTGTTACTTATAATATGGTAGTATTAACAACATCAACAGGTGCTCAGAGTTTTAAGGTAATTCCTAGAAGTGCACAAAGCTCAGTTACATTTGAACTAACTGATAAATCTAAAAGAACTACAAGCGCTGTTAGTGTTTCTGTAACTAATTCAAATGGGTATATGACTGTTACAGGTAGTTTTTCATTAGTAGAAGGTAGATTTTATTCATTTGCAATTAAAAATGGTTCTGTAATTATATATAGAGGCTCTATTTTTTGCACAGACCAAACTAATTTTAATACCTTTGATGTACATTCTGGAGAATACACTACAGAAAACACATACGATAACGATTTTGTAATAATATGAGAAAAGTAAATAAAATGGCAAAAAAAAGATATAATAGTAAACCGTTGCCAAAAGCAGAAAAAGGAAAGATACATATAGTTAATATGTCTTCCTACACAAGACCTGAAATAAAAGAACAATACAATAGAGATTGGGTAGAGTACGGAGATGATAATAATTATTTTAGTTATTTAATAGACAGATATAACGGAAGCCCTACTAACAATGCTGCTATCAATGGTATTGCCGAAATGATATATGGAAAAGGAATTGATGCAGTTGACAGTAAGGAAAAAGAAGCTGACTATATAGAAATGAAAGAGCTCTTTACTAAATCTTGTATGAAAAAAGTATGTTACGACTATAAGATGATGGGTCAAGCTGCAATCCAAATAATCTATTCTAAGGACAGAAAAAAGATTGTACAAGTAGAACATATACCTGTAGAGACGTTAAGGGCAGAGAAGGCAAATAACAAGGGTGAAATACAAGGTTATTACTATGCTAAAGATTGGTCAGATGTTACTTTTAAAACACAACCTAAAAGAATACCTGCATTTGGAACTAGCAAGTCAGGATTAGAAATACTCTCCAGTAGATTATCAAGGAGGTTTACAATATGCTGAATTAGAAGAAGAGATAGCGAACTATCATATAAATAATATACAAAATGGTCTTGCACCAAGTATGCTTATAAACTTTAATAATGGTGTTCCTACAGAAGAACAAAGAAGTTTGATTGAGCAAAACATACAAGAAAAGTTTAGTGGGTCTTCTAATGCTGGTAGATTTATATTAGCATTTAACGATAGTAAAGAACTGTCTGCAAGTATTGAGCCAGTTATACTAAGTGATGCTCATGAGCAATATAAATTCTTAAGTGATGAATCTATGAGAAAGGTAATGGTATCACACAGAATTGTATCGCCTATGCTTGTAGGTATAAAAGATAATACTGGTTTAGGTAATAATGCTGAAGAATTACAAACAGCATCTTT